TCGTCGGTGGTGGACGTGTTGCGGTTGCTATCAATGAGGCGGTAGGTGGTGCGGTCGCCAAACTGGCTAAAGCTGGCGATGCGGGTCGTGCTGAGGTCGGGTAGTTGCTGGGGAGTGGCAGTGGGTTGTTCTTGGGCGCGAGCATTCACACGGTCGGCGACGAGTACCGATACCGTTAAGAACGCGCCCAGCCCAAACGAAGCCAGGGAGAGAAACGGGCGGTTAAAGCGTTTCCAATAAATACGGGTCATCTTCATGTAGAACCTCGCGTCATGGGGTACGCGGTGCATTCCGTGGGTGAACCAAGGTGGCAGCACGGAGTAAGTGCCGTGGGGGTAGTGATCAGAGAAGGCTTGTTTAGTGTCGTAAGCGGGGTAGAGGGCGCGGCCTGTGTATGTCCAGCGCTCAACGGTGAGGCTTTGCGGTGAGTCGCCGTATTTCACAATGCCCAAATGCACCTTGGGCATGGGCATTTTGGAACCAACAAAAAGTGAGTAGAGCGAGCCAATAAAGGGGACGGCGACACGATCCATGCGACGGCAATACACGACGTGTTCAGCGAGGGCAACGCGGGCTTGCTTATCCATGATAGATAAGTCTTGAATAAGAAAAATAATGTCCCAGCCCAACTTACGAGCGTGTAAAAACCAGTTAATAACGTCTTGGCGGCTTTTATCGTTCCAGGAGCGAGCATTAAACCAAGTGCCGCACTCGTCCAGCACCAATAAGCCGTTTTTGTTTTCATCGTAGGAGTCGGTACCCGTACCGATAGACTCAAGATCAGCCAGGACGGGTTTATCAGGAATGCGATAGCAGCGGGTTGCCTTAGCCTTTTCGCCAATCAGCTTATCTAGGTTCAAGTCCAGGTTGGTGGCGACCTTACAGCCTTGGTTGAGCTTGTCTTTGATCTTGCCTACGGCCACCAGGGTTTTACCCGCGCCGAGTTTGCCGGTGACAACGTAAACAGCCATTAGAGAACGGGCCTCCCTTGCTCCCAGTCGATTAACTGGCGTTTTTGCTGGAATACCCACACCGCCACTTTGCTACCGTAAATCGCCGACATGCAGGCTTCAAAGTTGTTCGGCTTAATCGCGGCGATGCCTTGAGAGAGTTCATTAGGTAGAGACGCGCTAATGCCGCTGATGATGGCCGAGAAAGTGACAGCCAGACCGACCAGCAGCGAGATATAAAGCGTTGTCCAAATGAGGATGCCCGCTAAGCGGTTAGTGACTCGGGAAGCGATGCGGGTAACAATCCATTCCAGAATGCGGGTGACAAATGCAATCACCGCACCCATGCCAAGCATTGCAGGTAGCGCCATTTATGCAGTCCTCTGGCCAGAACGGAAGAACGTGTCGATCACACTAACGACCGTCCAGAAATAAATGATCCAGGAGAGCCAAGCCTTAATGGTGTTAAAGGCTTGGCAGGAAATTTCCATCACGCCGAACTGGAGCGGGGTGCAAGAGCCTGACGGTAATGAAGGAAGGCGAGAGACAACTTGATCAGCAATGCCAGAGCTAGACCCATCGCCGATTTGATCCATTAAGGTGTTAACCTCGTCGTTATAGCCTTGTTGCTCCTCGGCTAATCCATCGAGGGTTTGATCCATACTGGAGGAGTTAAAAAGGTCGTCACCTTTACCAAGGTCTTCGGTAAAACGAGAAGCAAGGTCATCGACGAGACCGTTAAACAGGTTCGAGATACCATCTAAAAGGCCATCCCCCTCGGTGCCTTCCCCATCGCTTTCACCTTCACCTTCGCCAGAGCCAAACGCATTAATGGCATCGACAATAGACGTGCCAAGGGCATCGAGAGAGCCAGACAATGTGCCGGTTTGATCATTTAATGCACCGGTAATGGTGTCAGTCTGGCTGTCGAGGGAGTTGGAAAGCGTATCTGTTTGATTGCTAAGCGCACCGCTCAAAGCATCTGTTTGAGCAGAGGTCGCGTTGTTTAGCTCATTGGTCTGATTGTTAATTGAACTAGTGACATCATTAGACAGGGCATTGATAGCGTTGCGGTTGGATTGGCCAGCGGAGCCGATAGCCTCAATAATGCCGGATTCGTCAAACTCAAAATCCGGTACAGTAGAGCCGCCACCAGAGCTACCACCGCCACCCGAGGAGCCGCCGGAACCATCGCCGGAATCGTTACCGCCATCACTGCCGCCGGAATTACCACCCGAATCGCCGCCATCGTTACCGCCTGGGTCGGTGGGGTCGGTAGGGTTTGTTGGGTCGGTAGGATCACCGCCGCCAGTATCACCACCGTCAGAGCCGCCGCCAGCGTTAGGATTTGAATAGGTGTTTCCGTCAGAGCCGACATAAGAGAAGTGATCGGGGGCTTTAGACCAGTCGACTAAATAAGATGTATCGCCAATCGTGACGCAACTAGAAGAATCGGAACAGCCACCCGGCAATGCTTCTAAATATTCATTGGCAGAGAAATTAAGAACAGAAAAGGTACCTTGACCACCATCAGAACTAGCAGCATCCCAATAACCGTAATCATTCGTTGATGCGGTAACAACATCCACATCACACATAATAGGATCGCCATAGCAGAAAGCAGCTTGAGGATTAGGAGAACGAGAAACGGAGCAGGAACCACCAGCAGCAGAAAGAGTACCGCCAGCATTCAAAGTATTAGCTTGAGAAGCTGTAACCCTAACAGTAGAACCCACATCAGACTGACATTGCTCATCAGAAAGAATAGGCAAAGCTAAAGGCTCAGACTCTAAATAAGAACAATAAGGGTCAGAAGAACAATACATATAAAGTGAAATAGAACCATTACGCATGGTGTCAGGATCACTAACAGAAGAACCAGGGTAATTAAATGTATAATTACACCGAAACCTACCCCCAGAAGTAACACCAGTACCAGAAACAGAATTAAAATAATAAACTATGGAATCATCTGCATAAATAGCATTTTGCCTTGAAACATAATCAGAACAAGCAGCAGCAGGTGAACTAAAAGAAGCACCTTTGTTAGGGCTATAATCAGAAATAAATCTAGGGTCAGAATAAGAATAATCAGAAAACACCATTAAAAAAGGCGCTAATAAAGTTAATAAAACGGCTTTTTTAATCATGTTGTCCTCGTTATATAAAAAGGGGCGTTTCCGCCCCTTGGTTGTCCCTTGCTTAGCGGTATTAAGAAGCGCGGTTAGCAAACTTCTTAAACAACTTGATACCGATTAACGCAGCGGTGATAGAAGCGACCACCGGCCATGCGTAACCGGCCATTTCAGTACCGGCGGCTTGCACCTCAGTAAAAGCTGCTGATGCGCCGGTAGCCTCCTGGGCGTGAGCAGCAGCGGAACCTAGAAGCAGGGCGGCACCGCCTGCAACCTTGGCTTTGGTGGTGTTGACGGTGGCGGCGAGGGTTTGAATAACGGTTTGCTTGGTCATGAGACTGACTCCATAAAGCGTTTTACAGATAAAATGATGTGTCCAAAGGCCCAACCGAGGGCGTAGGACGTGAAAAGGGTGCTAACCACAAACGTAAGGCTGGGATCGTTCATCGTTGCCCCCCATTTATCGCGCCGATCCCGAAAGCAAGGACGAGGCCGACGCAATAAACCAGGAGCCATAGACCTTCAGGTGTGCTTGTGTCCATGGCTCAAAATCCTATTTCTTGTCGCTGCTGGCAGACGGTGCGTGTTGGCTGCCGGTGGCGTTGGGTTTGCGGGCAGCAAGGACGTGCATGGTGGCTTTGCCGCCGGACGACCGAAATTCAATATCCAGTTCCAAGGCGCAAGGCATGTGAGGTGCAAATGCATGGAGCTGGTCGAGAATTTCATAAGGCGCTGACATGGTGCTGACTTGGTTGCCAAGCTGGTTATCGTTGTCAGACGCGGAAGGTTGCATGATGGTGACTTTTGCGCCTTTAACGCCGTTGTCCATGCTGTAGCGAGAGGCACCGATTACGTGGGCTTGAATGGTGTTGATCATGGTCATGTTTCCTTTTCGTTAGCGTTGGGTTCTGGCGGCTTGGGTTAAGCAGTAGTCCGCGAGAATGGCTAGCTCAGTGGTTTCAGGTGTAATGCCGGTCTGTACTAACGTCAGGTATTCCGCCTGGGCGTAGTAGGTCGCGGCTCGTGCGTAGTCCCGGCCGTGGAGGCACCGCTGGCCCCGC